TAACAAAGCCCGCTCTTCAGGTTTGTCTGATAGCGATATCAGGAAAATGGCTGCCAGCCAAGGTTTAGGTTTTGGTGCAGCTGCACGATCTTCCTTAGGTCTGTAGAATCTGCGAGTCTTTAATAACCTAGTTCAAATGGCTAGCGTAGAAACACTGACGGTGTTCATCGGACCTAATGGTAACGAGGGTACTATTGGGTACGAGGCGCTGCTTCGCGCACGAGAAGCTGGTCTTACCGACGAACAAATCAAGGATCAGATCAAAAGAGAAAACCTACACGTGGGCCTCAAAACACGAGAAGCACTCAATTTGGTTTGAGGGTGTCGCATTAAGCGAGATGCAGCTAGCCTGAAAAGAGACACGGCTTCAGGCATGAGCCTTATCAAACGTCTGTTGGAAGGTCGCATTGGGGTATGGCTCGGGCTGTACCCCATTTTTGCTGCCAACGAAGAAGATCGTAGGCGTATCATCGAAGCGGCAGAATTCCAGCCGAATGACGTCTACTAATTACTGCTTAGTACTAGAACGAGCTACAAAAAGATTAGAGCTAGCCATAAGCGCGAACGACTCCAACCACGCTCAAGCCCAGGCTTCGGACATTGCTAGGGCTCTGCAGGCAGATACATTCTCCCTCTCGTACAAAGGTATAAAAGACACGACCTTATCCACCTTATTCAGGCGACTCGCAGCAAGCGACTTCGAGCACGGTGTTTGTGATGAGTGGCAGGGCTCCTTTTGCAACGGCTCCCCCGTGCTGTATGCGCTAGGTAACAAGTACTATGTGCGCCCGTTGATACTGGATTATCTTGAAATCAATAAGGACGGGTGCGTCAAGCCGTCGTGCGGGAACCGGCTGTGTATCAATCCTTACCATAACTCTTACAAAAAAATGAAGGCATCCAAGCTTGGAGACGCAGACACCAATTTGGTACTAGCATTCTCCAGCCAAGGCGTCCCCGTCAGGGAGATTGCTAAGGCACTCAAGGTACACCGATCAACGATCTACCGAGCACTCAACCGTGAACATCTTCACTCTGGGTCTGCGCATCACTGATGCTGCGGAGACTGACGAAAACAAAGTCGTACATGTCTTAGCTGAGTCTCTTCCTTCAAGCGACAGACGTGTCTCAACAAAGGTACAGCTTTCAACCAAGGAAGATCAGTACAATGCCAAGATCCTTAAGACCCTTAAGGAAAAAGAAACTGTACTAGCTATCGGTCCTACTAAGGCAACACCAGACGGCGTCCTGCAGATGCAGCCGATGCTGATTGTCACCAAAGATAACTGGGACGATCTGCTCGCTGTAAATCTATTTGTATCCACGGGTGGGCTAGGTCCCGTCACCGAGGAAACTCAGCTGGGTGATAACACTGTGACCAACCGCTCGCTTGCTTGGCAAGACGAAAAAGGTGAGACGTCGTGGTTTAAACTCAGCGCCTGGGACGCGCTATCCTCACAACTTGCAGAGCTTGCACCAGGCACACCTACGATCGCAGTAGGTCGCGTAAGCACTAGCGAAAAAGAAGATCGGAAGTATCTTAACTACGGGGTCGAGAAGATTCTCTACCTCCCTCGCAGTAAAAAAACTGCTCCTGCCAAGGCTGCTGATCCTGATAAAGGAAAGGTGTCCACGGCTGCTCTCGGTTCACTGGACTTCTCTCTCTGATTTACGGTCATGGTTTTTATTGCTGGCAAATTTTCGGCTGATGAGATACTCTGCCAAGTCCCGCCGCACACGCTCCGCATCGATCTTCAAAGCCGCTATTGGAAATCCGATACTGACTCTGAGGCGGCGATCGTCGACAGCAACGGGAATGGGATTCCGATTTCGTTCGTGCTTCTTGGGTTCACGCCGTATTTCGGCAACCTCGGTATGCGATCGCATGAGGAGTTTATTCGTATTGCTTACATTGGTGTCACACCTAATCATCGTCTCCTTCCACCTCGCTGTGTATGCACTAGCATCATCAGTGGTAAATCGTCTCAGAGGAACTTCATCTCGTACTTCCAGACGCTCTACAACAACCGTATTAACGTAGGTGAGATCATCACTGAGACGAAATTCGTCCAGAAGTCCTTCAACGAAAGGGACCCGATGACTGGTGCTGACGGCGCCAAGATCAACTACAACGTTCTAGAGTTCCGGGATCGTCCTGCTCAAACGGATGAAGAGCAGAAACTTATCGAAGATATCAGTGCCTGGCTTGAGTCGGGTTCAGGAGATCTGGTGGCATCTGCTTTACGCAGTACTATCTCCGGCGCTCATCTGGTTGAGCTTCCTTTGGGAGAAGACCACGCGGCCATTAAGGAAGCTTTCATTGAAGCTAACCCGAAACGGCTAGAAGGTACTGCACCTGCCGGTCTTGCAGCACTGCCCGCAGGGGCCGGTGCTCCTGGAGCAAAAGCCAGTGAGGCAGAGCCGCCGGCTGCAAAGAAGAGTTCTAGTAAGAAAGAGCTAACGGAAGAGCAAAAGGCAGCTCTCCAGGCCGCCGGTCTCGACTTTTAAGCTAAGCTCTGCTTGGATGTTCGCCACGGGGGCGTCGCAAGGCGCCTCTTTTTTGTGCCTACATCTCTAGCAAATCGCCGAACGAAGGGAGATTAACATCATATGCTACACAGTACTTTATAATATTCTCTAGGAGCTTTGCTCGTATCAAATAGTTTGCATAAACGACCTCCAACACCTCCCGAGACTCTTTAGGACTAAGCTTGTCAATGCCATCTAGAAAAGCACGGTGGGTAAACTTCTGCTCAAGTGTTAGGTGAGACTTAAGCTTATCCAGCAACTGTTCCGACATGTCTAACTTTTACTGCGTTCCTCGTTACATCTTTGATCCTATCCGCAACTCGGGGCTCGTTGATGGAGTAATACTCTTACCGTTCGATCCCGAGGGAGCACTTGAAAAACAAGTAAGAAAGGCCAGTGTATCTGATGTAATAACAAATAACTGTGAAGAGAACATCGTAGACCTTGAGTGGTGGGCTAAGCAGAAAGGACAAGTCGACTGGGTGGTCGCTATAACTCAAGGTATGAAGGACTACACCAAATGGATTACTGAGTGTGGGCTCCAAGCCGCGAGGAAAGGTGTGTGCATCTTGGATCGTTTGACGTTCCTGGAGCCCACGCGGGCGCGTGAGGACTTCTTACAGAACTCGTCTCTAACAAACATTAAGATATTGTCCCCTAGGCCGTCATTTCGTGCGGATGGTACTAACTCAAAGGATCCTGTAACGTCTGCGTGGTTCGTGTTTCAAAAACCGGGGGCGGCTCAAGTAAACACGTGCATAGACTTCGAGGTATCCTGGCATCGCCCACAAAACCTAAAGCTGTGAGTAAGCGTTTGTTCAAGAGGCTGGATCAACTCATTGAACTACAGATTGAGCATAACCGTCAGCTCGATAAAATCACTGCGCTTCTCGTAGGGCAACAGCTGCTGACTGAATGCGTCGATTATCAAGGCAATGCTAGGTCACCTGAGGACTGTGCAGAGATCACTATCGAAGGCTTCTCAGCTGCTCTATGCCTGATGACGGAGCTTGACCAGCGCAACCGTAATTACCAGTATCAAAAGTCAGAGTTCTTTTTAAATGATGACGAGGATGAGGATGAAGAAGACGATAATGACCATCCTCTAATATCCAGTTCGTTCTAAGCTGAAGAAGAATTGACACTATTCCTGTGTCCGATACACGTGTAACGATCAACGGTTTACGGCATTATCTCTGTGCTGGTGTTCCTAAACCTCTCCCATCTGTAACATCTGTACTGAGCGCCACTCAGACTGAGACGACACGTAAAAAGCTAGCTCATTGGAATTTGATGAACCCTGGCGCAGCTGATGCTGCAGCTACCAGAGGAACTTGGATTCACAACAGCGTAGAAGATTACCTACGTGGGCTCCGTGTAATTCCATCCGAACAATACAAGCCTTATTGGGACGGGGTGCCTGAGCTTTTAGACGACCTTCTAAAAGATGGTCGCGTCCTGTGGAGTGAGAAGCCTTTCAACCAACCACGCTGGTCGAAGTATGTCGGCGATGACGGTGTGGGGAGAATCCACTACTACAGCGAAGAAACAGGACATGGGTACGCAGGGTGCTGCGACCTGATCTACATGAACTCAAACGCTGAGATTATCTTGGCGGACTTCAAGACGAGCAACGGCCCGTACTCCGCACGCTTCCCAAACAAAAGCCAAAACGTCGACGAAAAAACTAAGAAGGCCCTGATCTCAGGCGTGTTTAAGACGAAGAAAACACGTCTTCAGCTTGCTGCTTACAAACTCGCAGCTGAAGCCTGTCTAGGGATTAAAATTGCTAAGACACAGATAATTGTCACAACAGCTATTCCTGAGTTCAACACTCAGATATTTACGTTTGGGTCTG